CGTCGTCATCCGGCATCGGGTTGGCACCGTCCGTGTCTTCCTCGTAGTCAACGTCGTCGAGGCCAGTCCACCCGCGCTCATCCGTGCGCTTTGCCACGATGCAGCCTCCTCGCGTTGCTGATCGCTCGTCTCACCAGCACCGTACCCGCCGCGTCAATAAACGGCAGTCGCCTACTGGTGGCCTCCTCGCGGAGCCAGCCGACGATGGTGGGCACGTTGGTCTCGCACCACTCGCAGCCGCGGATGTCCATCTCCACGGCACGCGCCAGGCATTTACAGCCGGCCTTCGGCGTGATGCCGATCTTGGCTAGGAGCTTTTTCAGTTCTGTGCCCGGCCCTTCATTCGGCGGCGGCGGGGCATGCTCGACTACTCGCAGCTGGAGCAGGCCGCTGCCGGGGTTTTCGCCCAGCAACTTGGCAATCGCCGCCGCGAGCGTGACCGGATCTACGCCCCCCGAGTACGGGATGACCATGCTGCGGGTATTCATGAGCAGCACCCCGGCGGATCACAAGCACTGGTACACACAGACTCCAGGCAGTCTCGCGTGCCGTCGATCGCGTGCCGCACTTGCTTCCATTGGTCCCCGATGCACTGGCTGCTGGCCGTACCGCCAAGACAGTTGCTCTCGGTCAGGTCGTCGATGCAGTCCTGCTCGCTTGCGTACCCGTAGCCGTCGATAACCACCGGGTCCGAGTCCTCGTTGTCAGGGGAGACAACCACGGAGACGAGCGTGCCACAAGGGCAGACGGCGAGTACCACGGTGAACGAGGTTACGTCCGGCGAAGCCGGCGAGTTCGGCGAACACTGGTTCGTCCGCGTGACCGTGATGGTCACAAGCTTGCAGTTCTGCGGAGGGCATAGTTGCAGCGCGTCGGTAGACGAGTTGCAAAGGTCGGTAAACGAGTCTTCTACTGACACGGTCTTGTCGTAGAACACCTTGTAGTCCGCGGCTGGATCGCAGTCTGTCTCCAGCTCAGCAGGGTCGTCGCAAGAGGCACAGTCGTCGGCCTCGACCCACCCCTCGGCCGGCAGGTCGTCCTGTGTGCCACGCTCTAGCAGGGCGTCTACGATCCAGTCGCCAGTGCCGGGGGTAGCGAGAACAAGTTTGCGAATGTCGGGGATGGCCCCCGACGAGCCGGAAAACTCCTGCACGTACCAGTAGCGAGTGGCGCCAGGCAAGCACCAATCCGGTGCCGGCGGCGCGCCGTCTGGACACTGCTCCTCCAGCACTGCCGCCGTGGCTATCACGCCGTTGATGTACGGCACGCTCCAGCCGAACCATGTGGAGCCATTAAAAAAGATGTCATCCCGGCAGTCGTTGTCCTCCCAATACTCCTGGAAAAAATCGCGAATTTGCTGCTCAGTCCACCCAGGAATGTCAATCAAAGCCTGCGCCACCTTCGCATCAACGCACTCGGACTGCGACTCATATAGCCGGCTTATACAGCCCGGCAGTAGGTCAAGCAGGTCGTCATAGAGACTCAGGGAATACTGGCTAGGCGATAGCTCCCGGGCGTCAAATGCCCAGTCCCACGGAGCGCACGAACAGCAAGCGTCGCACGTCTGGCAGGTGCATGGCGTGCCGCAGCAGCTGCACGACGTGCCAAGGCCGCCCGACTTCATCACCAGCCCGCCGTCTTTGTGTGCAAGGTTCGTCATGCGCAAGTCGTAATGGTGATGTTCTGGGTGCTGGTGCTGAGCGACCCGTTGACACTGAGCGCGATGAACGAGAACAGCAGTCCCGCCGTTGACAGCGTCACGCCGTTGATGACCGACGCGCTGGTGCCGATGAACTGCGGGCACCCGTCAGTCGTGAACGAGAGCACCTGCCGGTGAGCCGTGGTCGTCGAGTAGCCGCTGACGTACGGGATGTACTTGTCGCCGAGGAACGAGCAGTGCGTATGCCGCTGGGCAGCCACCGCGATCCAGCCGTTGCCGTTGTGGCCAAACGCCACGTAGGGGTTCGTCACCGCCGTGTGCGTGGACAACTGGAGGAACTGGTTCCAGCCCACCATCGTGATCGCAGAGACGACAGACCCGAAGTCGCCGCGGAACATCGTCACCGTGGCCGTACTGTCGTAGGTGAACGCCGTGCTAGCCTTGGCTACGGTCAACCGCACGCCGATGCCGCCGCGCTCATGGGACGGGCCAGACAGCGGCTCTTTGCCGACGTGCTTCTCGGTGAGCCTTACGCTCTTGCCGATACGCTTGGCGTCCTCTTCGGAAAACCCGTAGGTCGCCATGCCTCACTCCGACAGGACGAGGTATTGCAGCCGGGCTGCCGAGGTGTACTGCGTGCTCGTCACCGCCCGCACGCCGATGGTAATGGTTGGCACAAGCGGCAGGACGGCGGCCATTCCACGCTGGAGCTTCACCACCTCTTGATTGTTCGTTCCGTCGTACGAACCAACGAAGATGGCGTGCGTGCCGCTCGTCAGAGTCGAGAGGTTGCGGAACGCCGCGTAGCCGGCCGCAGTCACGTTACCCAGAGACAGCGTCTGCACGGCAGTGCCGACCGTCACGACTGCGCCCGCGCCGGCCTGAGTCGTCTGGTCAACGCTCACGCCCGAGGAGGAAAACCGCTCGCTATAGTTGCCGTTCGACACGCTCAGGACGAGCGATGCCTTGATTTCGTCTGACATTAGATGCCTCCAAACTCAAAGATGTCTGCCATTTCCACTTCTTTGTACGGGTAGGCTGTGAGCTCAACTATGAAAGGGTTTCTCACGCCAGGCCCATAGGCCGTCGCATCAGCAATCCGCACCGCTTTGCCGAATCCATCAAGCGGCACGGGCTTGCTGACTGGGTTTCCGGCCACGTCCACGATCGCGCGTCGCTCGCCGTCGACCTTTTCGTTTAGCCCCATGTCGTAATACACGACGACATGCTGTTTAGGGTCGTACAGCCATTCGACGCTGATCGTCCACAGCTGCCGCTTGTCGTCGTAGTCGGCATTGAACCCCTGGCAGAGAAGCGTGCGACGAGTGCAGCCGAGGAACTCTTGAAGGTTGGTCTTGTTCGTGAACGACAACAGCCACGCGAAGTTTGGGTCGCGAACCTGGCTGTTCGTGTAGGTCAGTTTTACGAGGCAGCGAGTTTCGGTCAGGCCGTCCATCGGATCGCCGGCAGTGTTGCGCGGCGGAAGGCCAGGACCTCCAAAGGCGGGCCCGCCGCCCATCATCCCATCGTCGCCCTGGTTTGTGAGAGGAACTTGCTGCTGCTCGGTGGTTACCGTGATCTTCTTCCACGTCTCGGCGTCCGTGCCTTCGGGCTTTTGCTCGTCTGGGTCTTGCGGGTCTTCGCGCTTGTTGTCGTACTCAATCGTGATCTTGGCGGCCCGCTCTTGCTCGTCCCCCCTGAAGTAGGCGAACTTGCGAGAGGTGACGTAAAACGGAATGCCGCCGATGGACTCTAGCGAGTTGAGTAGCGGAATCGGCCGGTTGCCGAGGCCAGCCCACACTGTCTGGTCCTCGACGAGCACGTTGAAGTCCACCTCGCCGTCGAACCTGGCAAGGAACTCCACTGAGCCCTTCATATCAACGGAGCCCTTGGACCCCTTGGACTCGGAGTATTCAAACGATCGCAGTTGGTGGACGGATACGATTGCCATCGTTATGCCATGATCGTCGCGAGCGCAACGGGATCTAGGTTCTTCGCGATTTCTTCTAGGTGCCGAGCCCCTTCTTCTGCGGCATCAGCGGCACGCTTCGCGTCGTCCTTCACGTCAAGCCGCGGGTCTGAACCACGCGCGACGGCGTTCCTGAAGGCCTCGCCCTCGGCCGTGCCGACAACCACAGCCCTCAAGTCTGAGGAACTCACTCGCAGAGTGGCGGCAACGACAGGCGATCTCGCTTGCTGGGTCGTGCTTTTGTCGATGGATGCCGCAGCTTTGCGAGCGGCGTCGCGAAAGCCCTTCACGGCATCCGTCAGCGGCGTGGCGATCGCAGCCCCAGCCGCCGGTGCCACGTCATCAGCGAATGCAGCCTTGAAGTTCTCGCCCGCCTTGGCAAAGTTCTTGTCGATGTCCTTGCTGACCTGCTTGTTGAAGGCGGTCATCTGCTGGACGGTAGCGTCGATGCCCGACGTGTCTAAGAACGCCGCGTCACCGATCTTCTTGATGGCGAACAGCAAGCCCTCAATTGGGCCAGTGATGCCCAAGATGAGCAAGCCAAACGCCGCTTCCAACGTCCGTCCGACGCTGGCGAAAAGCGAGGCAACACGGGATCCGAACTGAAATATCGAGTTCCACTGCCCGCCGATTTGCGAGAGGTAGGCGAACACCTTCTGTACCGATGGCGCGAAGTTCGCGATGAGGTAGTCGCCGACACCGGCAAGGTACTCCGCAGCGTTCAGCAACGCTTCGCCGATGGCCTGCCCGATGTTGGCACCGCCGATAGTTCCAACGTAGTCGGTGAACGTCTGGGCGATCCCGGTGACAGCCGGCGCGAGATGAGCGACCACCTGCTGCACGATGCCCTGAATCGACGCATAGACCCGCGTGAACGAGTCGTTCATGTTTTCGACGTTCTGCCCCTGGGCGTTCGTCAGCGTCAGGCCAAACCGCTCCGCTTCCTGCCGGGCCTTGCGGATCGACTCTGCCCCGCCCTCGAACAGCGGCAGCATGGTCGCGCCACTGCGGCCGAACAGCGCCACAGCCGCGGCAGCACGCTCTGCCGGGCTCTGGATGTTGGCGATGGCCGAGGCAATGGCCTCGAACCTGTCCGCACTCGACATGCCCTGCAACTGCCCGGCATCCAGCCCAAGGTTGGCGAAAGCCTTCTGGGCTTGCTTCGACCCACCCACGGCCTTTTGCATGGCAACGTCCGACTTGGTCATCGCCGTGCCGATCTGCTCGATGCCGACGCCAGCCAGGTCGCCGGCGAGCTTGAGCCCAGCGAGTTCGCCGTAGGTCGTGCCCAGCCGGCGGCTCAGTTTGCTTTGCACGTCGATGCTCTCGGCCGCGGCAGCGGTCATCGACGTGAACGTGTTCACGGCCGACTGTGCCATCGAGAACATCGACAGCTGGCCGAATGTAGAGCCGGCGACGCTGCCCAGCATTCGCAGCGGGTTCAACGCCGAGCCGACCGTGCTGGCAAACCCGCCGAGGCTCTTCCCTGCTCGAGCAAGCCCAGCCGTCAACCCGCCAGTGCTGGCCGTGATGCTGACGTTGACCCTTCCGAAGTTCTTGGCCATGCGTCAGCCCGGTAGTGGGATTGCGTTGAGTGCGGCGAGAATCTGCTGCGGCGTTTGAGCCCGCTTCGGAACGGGCATGAAGTCGTCAACCTTCTTGACCGGCGAGTTCTTGCCCCGGTAGGCGTTGGAGAACTGGGTCATACTCATTGCCGACCGGAGCCATTCGTCGCCCCACGGCTCCAGCAAGTAGTAGCCCATCCACCCGTACAACTGATCGACCGACATCTCCTCCGCGAGAGCGTCAACGTCCACCCGTCCCATCTTCAGCGCCAGCCGGTAGAGGAACAGCAGCACCGGAGACGCCTCTATTTTCCCGCCGCTTCCTCCACGGGATTGGCAAGCATGCCGTTGAGTTCAAAGGCGGCTTGCACGATCCGCTGCACAGCCTCCCAGTCGTAGGCACCGATGGCGGCCTCGTCTGCTTCGCTGAACAGTTGCTTGCCGTCTTCAGCCACGCAGACGAGCGTCACGATCTTGGCGGACAGGTTGTTGAGGCTCACGCCACCCTTGCCGCCGCCAACAATTTCCTCGAGCCGGTTGCGGCCCTTGGCGGTCAACTTGCTGACGTAGACCTCGCTGCCCTCACCGAGTTCCGGCACGGGCACCAACACCTTCGCCAGCGGTCGCCGTCGCTGTAGAAACTCTTCACGACTCAGAGCCATGCGCGCCTCCCTGCGTCACACCAATCAACCAAGGGCACCCGAGAGCTTGATCGTCACGGAGCCCGACTGCATGTCTTCCATCTGGGCACCAGCCTCGTAACCGGTCATGTAGCCGAACGCCGACCACAGCGTCACGGCCGTGCCACCGTTGGCCCAGTACACGCTTACCACCTGATTGGTGGCAACGTTCGCCAGGTCGGCGACGGGCTTCACGGCAGGGTCGTGCAGCACCTCGACCGACAGTTCGCCTGGGTCGTAAATGGCAGAGGCGACGAACTCCTTGACCGTGGACTGCATGTGCGTCGCATCGGCCACGGCCCTCGCAATGCCGCTGTGGTTGACGCCGGTGATCTTGTAGCCGGTCGCGGTGTGCAGCGCGGTGCCGAACGAAACGTAGGTGCCCTGTCCGATGTCAGCAGCCATGTTCAACTCTCCGAGTGGGTGATCTCGACTGTCAGGTCCGTCCGGTAAATTGGCGTCTGGTCGCCGGGGTTGGCGGGCTCTTGCTGGTCGTTTTCGTCCTTGACCGTAACGAGCCGAACCGCCGCCGTCCGCTTGAATTGTAAGGCTGACCGCACCGCTCGGCCGAGGTTGCGGCAGTCCACCAGACGGGTCGAAATGCACGACACCGTGTACGTCGTCCGAGTGATCCCAGTCATGCCGGTCATGTGCATGTACGGCCCACGGCTGGCGTCCTGGCGATCGATCACCAGGCAAGGCATCGCCGTCCCCTGCGGAGCCTGGACGGCGTAGATCCGCGAGCCCACGGACGCTGCGATGTCGGCTGAGACCGACAGCAGCTGCATGAGGGATTCGTCGATGAACGTCGTGGCTGGCATTACTT